AGTGATACACCTACACCGGCACCCGGTGGCAGTGAAACAGAAGATATGAGCGTTTACTTGCTCGATTCAAGCGGAGAGCCGATTCTTGATTCTAATAACAATCGGATTGAATTGTAAGGGAGGTATATCATGGATTTTTACATGACCGATAAGGATAGATATGACATGAAGTATCTCTCTCATAAGTGCTCGTTTGATTTTGAAATCGGCAGTGAAAATGATTTTGAAATCGGAATACCTGTGTCACTGTATGATTCAGAAATCTATGAAAAAGGACACTATATCTACTGCGACGGAACAGAATACGGCGGACGGATAGAAGGAATTAAGTCAGATACATCTGATGGGATTGTAAAAATATACGGCGAGACGTTCCGGGGAATGCTCAAGGATAAAGTTGTTGAGCCACCGACGGGAGAGGCTTATCTATACGTCTCAGGCGATCTGACGAACTGCCTCAAGACTTTGCTTGGCGGACAATATACAGACGTATTTAAAGTCTCTGACGACCTCACAGGAGTTTCTGTGAGCAATTATAAAATCAACAGATATGATTACATTCTCGACGCAATGGAATCTCTGCTTCAACCTAACGGCTATCGACTTAATATAAGCGTAGTCAATAATGACGCGCAGTTCTTCGTCGAGCTTTCGGCAAAACCGAACGAGGTGGATGATGAGATATCGCAGGACTATGATCTTAATTTTAGCATCGACAAAAAAATACTGAAATATAACTATATAATTGCACTCGGTGGCGGACAGCTCGAAAAAAGAACGGTTCTGTATCTGCATCAAAAAGAAGATGGCACGATTGAACAGGTTTCAGGCATCCCGAACGGCGACGATATTCGGGTGTATAAATATGATTACAGCTCATCTGACTCGTCCGAAAATGAAGCGGAGCTGCTTGATAGTGCTACGAAGAAATTTGGCGACATAAATGAGTCGGATAGTCAGACAATGACGATTTCTGACGGATCACGGATTGAGTTAGAGCTTGGCAGCGTCGTGTCGGGGCGTGATTATGTCACCGGCATCACGATTCAAGAGCCGGTTACGAAGAAAATTCTAAAAATCAAAAATGGGATAGCATCGGTATCTTTCAAAATAGGAGATGATAAATAATGGCAAAAATAGTTACCGGACATACAGGAAGTGCACACATTACAGCAGATGACTGGGCTTCTTTCAACGCGGGGCTTCTGAGTAGCTCTGACGTTGTGCTTGCATTTGACATGCCTGAAGCAAAAGAGACGACGTCCGGCGTCGTGACATTGCCTAAGCTCGAGATCATCATTCAGGGCGTGCATTGCCGAACGGATGGTACAGAAAAAGTGACTATTGAAACGGGGTCACAGGGCCTTTACAGAAACGATTTAATTATTGGACGGTATCGAAAAAATGCATCATCCGGCGTTGAATCTTTTGCGGTTGATATCGTAAAAGGGACAGCATCATCTTCACCGTCTGATCCATCTGTAACTCAGAACGATATTAGATCAGGCGGAACGCTTCGAGAGGTCCCACTTTACAGAATCGTTCTGTACGGCTCAACGATTCAGAAAATCGAGCCAGTGATATCGAATATCAAGAATCTGCTTAACCTTCAGAAAGAGGTTAATGCTGCAAACGATGTTGCAAAGGCAGCAAATTCTCGGGCAAAAGCGAATTCGGACGATATCACAAAGTTAGACACAAGGGCCACAAACCTTGAAAAGAAGCTTGACTTCAAAGGAACCTTGAGAGCTTTTAGCGATAATGCAAAAGCGGCACTGATGAGCTGGGTGAGTTCTTTCAATTCTTCATCCGGCAACCCTGATGTTATCGGTGCCGGGATTTCCCTTCAGGATGCTAACGGCAGCGAAAAATCTTCGCTTAGAATTTATTCAAACGGCAAAATGCAGTTCAATTATAAGGATAATAGTTATAATGTACCTATCATTCAGCGAGGTTCGCAGTCGATGACTGTAGAGAAAGCGAATACTGCGGTAAAAAAAGAAATCACATTCCCGAATGCATACAAGTCCATTCCGAATGTTTTTGTCACGATCCATGCAAGCGATCCGCTCAAATACGGCGTTTCGGTTGGAGGGGTAACCGCAAAAAGCTTTACATTGTATTTCAACGCAACGAGTGCCGCAACGGCAACGATCGAGTGGTGTTCAATCGGTCGCATTGACCAGTAAGGAGGAAATCCATGTCAAAAATCAGTGCTTACGAAAAGATACAGGAGTTCAACGGCTCTGAGGTATTCATTGTTGATACATCGGACGGCACAAGGACGGTCACATATCAGCAGCTCGTCGACCTTATCAAGTCAACCGGCGGTAATGTTGTAGCACAGCAGAAGAGTGTGACTCCGGCAGCGAACGAACAGGTTGTTGAGCCTGATTCTGGATATAATGCCCTTTCGAAGGTGACGGTTAATGCTATCCCAATATTGAGAGACGAAAACGCAAACGGGACGACCGTAACGATCGGATAGGAGGTCAAAAATGGCAGTAAATAAGGTTATATACGGCTCTGAGGTGCTGATTGACCTGTCGAATGACACGGTTAATGCATCGTCATTGAAGCAGGGATATACAGCACACGATTGTCACGGAAATCCAATAACGGGTGAGCATGTTGAGTCCGGTGGCAGTTCCGGAGCTGGACTTCCCGATATAATCGAAGCTGGTGATACGCCGATTTGGGGGAAGTATAAAAAGCTAACAACGAGTAGTTCAAGCACAAGTGAACAAGTGCTGAATATTGGGAGATTTGTCGTTCCTAAAGACGGTACCTATAGATTCACTTTTATTGGCGTGGCTTCTGGTACATCTGGAAATAAACCTATGGTAGAATTGAGTACCAATTCAAATAAAGTTTCTAGTGCAAATATAACAGGAGTTCGAAATAGCGAAGGAACTGCTGGTGCGACATTTGTGTATCTGCCATACTCAAACGCAACAGATACTGAAATTGCGCAATGGATAGAAGCTACATTAACTGCTGGACAAAAAATATGGTTTTTTGGCAAATCAGCGGCTGGTGCTGTTACTGGTGTTGTTGGCAATAAAGGAACGATATACGGAGTAATTGTTAGCATAGCGTGGGATAACGGAACAAACAATAGCTAGGAGGATGTGGAATGATACGTGGAAAAGTAACCGGACAGGTTCTACAGCTTGCGAAAAATACGACCGTAAGCGACAGCAAAAACTATATATCAGCCAGATTCGTCTTTTCACTCGACTGGCTTGGTCTGACTAAAACGGTGCATTTCAAGAATGGCGAGAATCAGGCGGATGTAACCCTTGTGGATGACGGCATCACACAGGACAGAGGAATTGACCTGAGCTCCGGAACATGGGACGTGTGGCTGCATGGGGCAGCTTATAACGAGTCTACAGGAGAGCTTGAAGAAAGAATCACAACAACCAGCGCAAAGCTTGTAGTCCTTCCGTATCAGACCACAACCGGGGAACCTTTTAAAGGTAATAATGCCAGTGCGGTTGAAATTGAAGTTGGGAAAGCGGTTGTTGCCGCATCAAAAGCAGAAACGGCCAGAGACGTTGCGGAAGCATCAGCAACTTCCGCTGCCTCTTCCGAAAAAACCGCCGCAACATTGGCAGCGGAAGTGAAACGGAACAAAGAAGCTGTTGACAAGAATTTTAAGTTAACAGAAACAGCGAAGAAAGAAGCGAAGGCCTGGGCGATCGGCGACAGCGACATTACTGAGACGGTCGATAACAATGCAAGATTCTATTCTGAAGCAGCGAAGCAGGTTGCGACAAAAAACGGATTCTGCCACTTGAGCATTGACGATTCGGGTCATTTGATTCTTGACCGTACGGAAAACATTAAAGACGAATTGGACTTCGAATTAACAGATAGTGGTCATTTGGAGGTTATATTTAATGATTAGGACAGATTTAGGAATCGCAACGGCCTATGCTGAGGCCGTGAGCAAGGGATACACCGGAACAAGAGACGAATTCGGACAGATGTTTGCTGATTTTGGAAAAACGGCTGAGAAGGTCACAGAGGACAAAAAGGCAGTCGAACAGATGAAGTTGTCTGTTGAAGAGACAAAGAATTCTGTTGATACAACGGCGGCTGAATTCGGACAGAATGTCGCAGATAAGACAGCAGAGGCTAAAGCAGCCATCACAGAGCATGCAAATACGGAAAAAGAACTAGCTACAGCGGCTATATCCGAAGCAAAAGACGCTGCAACGGGAGCGATCACGGAAGCGCAGACATCTGCGACGGATGCTATTGCTTCGGCAAAGGATTCGGCTACTGCTGAAATCACAAAAAAAGGGACCGATACGCTTGCGACGATTCCGGAAGATTATACGACGTTATCAAAAGACATTGATTCAATAAAGGAAGATTTATGGGACTTAGAAAACAACGTTGGAGTAGATAAAAAATCCATGATACTTGGTGATTTGTCTCTTACAAATGGACAATTTGTAGAAAACAATAGTAAGTATGCAATGCATAGCAATATTGAAGATAAGATTCCTGTCAAGAAAGGAAATATCATCAAGATAGATCATTCTTCTTTTAATATCAGTGGTTTTTCTGTTTGGGATAAAACGGAAAAAGTGCTGATAACTGGAAGCGTATCAGATGCGGATGGTTATGTTTTTAAGAAAGATTATGAAGATATTTGTTTTAAAGTTGCGTCATTCAACAATATTGAAAATACACCAAAAAATATTTGCTCAATTTTTGGAGAAAAAAGCAACGTTGCTCTTTTTGCAAATGCAGGCAATCTGGAAAATGTGGTTGAAAGCGTTAGAAATGCCACAAATGCGTTGCGAGAGAATGTCGAAAAGATTACGCCTATTGGTTTTCTCGAAAAAGAACTAACTGGATTCAGTGGTTGCATGAGAAAAGATAGAAAAATCGTTGATTTATCACAGTATGGTGCTAATTATAAACACACAAATGACATTGAAGTAACAGAGGGAGAAGTTTATAAAATAACTACAAAAGCATCTATCAATTATCCACATTTCTTGCTGTTTGATGCAAATAAAACGTTTGTTGCCTCTTACTATACAATTACAGGCAAAACAGACACTTCAAATATTATAATTACAAATTATATTTTAACAATTCCATCCAATGTAAAATATATGGTCATTAACACATATGATGGAAAATGGAAGTTCTATGAGCAAACGTATATAAATTGTGTAGGAAAAGAAAATGGATTAACAAAGAAATACTTTGCTTTTGGTGACAGTGTTTGCAGAGGCAACCATCCAGACACTTCAAAATCTGACTATGCATGGGTTGAAACGTTTGGAAAAATAATGGGTATGGAAACACATAATATGGCTAATGGCGGTCAAGGCTATATGACCACCGTGTATCAAGAAAAAGCAATCAATACGATAAAATCGACAGATATTTCAAATGCAAACCTTATCACACTATCATTTGCAATCAATGATGCCTCGGACGCTTCTTGCCCTGTTGGAACTCTTGAAGATACAACAGAAGATAGCATCATTGGTTGTGCTTACAGTTGTATTAAATATATTTATGATACTGTACCAACCTGTCAAGTAGTTGTATGTGGTAGCACACCACAAAACGGAATGAGAAGTACAAGACTTGTAGAAGTAAATAATCAATTAAAGGCAATGAGCGAACGTTATAACATTCCTTTTATTGATTTGTCCGACTGCCCTATCAATGGTTTTAATGGAAAAAAGGGGGGAGCATTGACAAGTGATGGAACGCATTTCAATGATGATGGATATAAACTGCTGTCACAGTTTATGACAGGAAAACTATCTGCTTTGTTTGGATATAGACAGCCATTTTTGATTTAATACTTAATTAACTAAATGTAGTTAACTAGATAATATCAAAAAAATCAAAAAGAAAGAAGGTCTTTTAATGAGAAAAAAATTAATTCTACTGATTTTATCAGCAATTCTTATGGTGGCAATGGCGCTGCCGGCACTCGCTTGTACGCCGCCGCTGAGTCCTCCAAAGATGCCGGACATGCAGTCAGCTTATGACGCTGCCTACGAAGCTGGGAAGAAGGCTGCTGAGAATGTAGTGATTCCGGATTCATATTTCAAAAGCGAGACAGAGACGGAATCCGAGACCGAGACCGAAACGGTAATTGAAACAGAGACGGAATCCGAACAGGTCAATGAATATTATTTCGTATGGGAAAAATATATCCCAAAATCACTAAAAAACAGGTGGGCTAGCTTTCTCAGGAGGTGATCCAGTTTATCTCCCTTGCCGGGGTCAAGGCAAATACTCAAAAAAGAGGTATAGAAATATGACCGAAGCAATAATAACCGGCGTGGTAGCCATCATAGTCTGCATGATCAATAATGCTTTTCAGCAGTATAGAATTCGAGAACAGCACGATGAGACCACAACAATGATAAGTTATAAGATTGACGAGCTCACCAAGCGAGTTGACAAACATAACAGCATCATCGAACGTACATATGCATTAGAGAAGCAGTTTGCTACATTGGACGAAAAAGTCCGTGTAGCAAACCACCGAATAGCGGATTTAGAGGAAAAGGAGCGTGTATAAAATGTTTAAAAATTGCGTATTAAAACCCGACGTAAATACAGTTAAGTGGTTCAAAGCGGCAGGTGTGAGAGCTGTCAAGACCATGGCCCAGACAGCCGTGGCACTGATCGGGACTAATGCGTTCATCACTGCTGTAGATTGGAAGATGATCCTCTCTGGTGCTGTGATGGCCGGAGTTGTGAGCATCCTGACAAGTGTTGCAGGCATTCCGGAAGTAGAAGCAGAATAGAGAGGAGATAGACTGATATGAGTAAGACGTTTAAACAGAAAGAATGGGGAACAGTGCATGGAATTTCCATGGCTGCTTCTGGCTGTGGCCCGTGTAGTATCGCATCAATCGTTGCCAATCTGGTCAAGGACATTACACCAAAAAAGATTGCCGAGTGGCTCTACGCAAACGGCGATTTCTTTTCATCCGGCACAACCCGTGCCGGCGTAACTGCTGCTTTTGAACATTACGGCTTCGACGTCGTTGGATATTATAAGCCGGAGCATTCCGGCGGCACAATCTGGAAAAACGCAATGGCTAAGATGAAGTCATTAAAAGGCGACTGGTGGGCCGTGTTCCTGACGGTCGGAAAGGTGAACGGGGCAAAGGATAACTTCTGGACATCCGGCGGGCACTTCTTAGCCATCACAGACTACAAGGACGGGAAGCTCTATGTTCGTGATTCTGGTGCAAGAAACAACACCGGATATTTCAGCCCTGAAAAGCTCAGATACGATACCAATGTGATCTGGATCGTACAGAAAAAATCTGTCAAGAAGACATATTCAGGCGAGTTCCCAACTCTTCCACCAAAGGGCTATATCGGCGAAGGTGACACCGGCACAGAAGTTAAGAAGGTGCAGCTGTTTTTTAAATGGTACGGCACATACAAGGACAGAGTAGACGGAAAATGCCTTGGAAGGACTGTAGCAGCCATTAAGGCGTTCCAGATTGCAGAGGGAGAGACAACTGATTTGAAATTCGGACCATCCTGCCTTAAGAAAGCAAAAACTGTCAGAAAGTAAACAAGAATATGAAAAAAGCAAAGGAAATGCTGCTAGAAGATGCATTATCATCCGCTATTCATTCAGAGAAGCGCAATATTCATTTAAAAAAGGCCCTTACTCTTTCAGCCTTTTTCAACATCGTGTGTCTTGTATATTGTGCATTAAAAAAGCATGGATAGAAGCCTGGTCAAATACTTTTGGGATTGCGGAGACAGTCAGATCATCGAATTTGCGATGATCCGGGCACGGCTGAACAGAAGAGAGAAAGAGGCTGTCAGCCTTCTTCTGGACGAATGTTACACACAGGAAAAGGCGGCAGAAGTGATGGACATTTCAGTACGGAATGTTCAGAAAATCTGGTACAACGCCGCAGACAAGCTCCTGTCAATCCCGTGGGTTGTAGCCTATGCAAAAGAATTAAAAAAATAAATAATGTGCGTAAATATAGCGTATCTGATTCGTGGGATACGCTATATTTTTTTGTTTAAATATAGATTAGAAAGGGGGATGCCGATGTATAAGCGATACAACCCCAATCCGATAGCAGCGAGAGTCGGCGACTGTACAGTCCGGGCAATCAGTAAGGCGACAGATCATAGCTGGCAATATACTTATGTGCAGCTGTGCTTGTACGGTCTGTTAATGTCCGATATGCCGTCAGCCAACAGTGTGTGGGGCGCATATCTGTTAGATATAGGCTTTTCAAGGAAGATGGTTCCAGACGTACACGGTAATATATATACCGTCTCAGATTTCGCCAGAGAGCATCAGAAAGGCATCTATATATTAGCCTTGTCCGGGCATGTGGTGGCACTAGTCGACGGCGATTGGTTCGATACATGGGATTCTGGGAAAGAAATCCCGCTGTACTACTGGCACAAAAAGGAGGAGAGCGCATGAATTACCCTTACGGAAATATGAACATGAATAGTTATTCACAGTATCCGAATTTTGGTGGCGGATACAATCCACCTGTTCCTGATCAGCTGAGTCAGCTTCGGATGCAGAACGCATTCAATCAGATGAATCAGCCGGTTCAGCAGCAGCCGACCAATCCAGATGAACGAATCTGGGTACAGGGAGAGGGAGCAGCGCAGGCTTATCTAGTAGCACCGAACGGATTTGTTCGATTGTGGGACAGCACTGCCCCGGTATTCTACGAAAAGAGAGCCGATCAGACAGGAAAGCCGTATATGGAAGTGTTCGAATACACCCGAAAAGGTGCACAGACTCCGAATCCAGAGTCTAAACGGACGGATGCGGATAATGTTATAGAGAAACAGCTTAAGTCACTAGAAGAGCGCGTCGGCGTTCTTGAAAAGAGAGGAGCGATGACAAATGATGCAGCAGATTCCGAATAATCCAATGCAGATGATACAGCAGTTCAATCAGTTCAAAAATTCTTTCACGGGTGACCCGAAGCAGGCCGTCATGAATCTTCTTCAGAGTGGTCAAATGAATCAGGATCAGTTGAATCAGCTACAGTCGATGGCAAAGCAGTTCCAGTCCATCATGGGTGGAATGGGACATAAATGAAAAAATCATGGCCAATGGTTTAAAAAAATAAAGCAAAGGAGATTATAAAATGAGTTTAACGACAAGTGAAATGACTCCTGCGGATTTCGCAGCAGTGACAGGAAACAGCAACGGCGGCACATGGGGCGACGGCGGTGCGTGGTGGATTATTATCCTTTTTCTTTTCGTTTTTTGCGGATGGGGCGGCAACGGCTTCGGCGGATTTGGCGGAAACAGAAACGGCGGTGCGGGAGTAGTAGACGGATACGTCCTGACATCCGACTTCGCGAACGTTGAAAGAAAAATTGACAACGTCAATAATGGCTTGTGCGACGGATTCTATTCACAGGCTCAGCTTGTGAACGGTGTGCAGCAGAATTTGAGCAACGGTTTCATGTCTGCGGAGATTTCCAGAGCCAACCAGCAGGCCGGACTGATGCAGCAGCTTAATGCTATGCAGATGCAGCAGGCTAATTGCTGCTGTGAGACAAGAGAAGCTATTCAGGGCGTGAACTACAACCTTGCACAGCAGTCTTGCGAGACACGACAGAGTGTCAATACAGCCGCAAGAGATATCATCGACAATCAGAACGCTAACGCAAGAGCCATTCTCGATGCTATGACAGCACAGAGAATTGAAGCGAAGGATGCGAAGATCGCAGAGCAGAGCCAGCAGCTTTTTGCAGCACAGCTTGCAGCAAGTCAGGCGGCTCAGAATGATACGCTTAAAGCGTACATGACAGGCCAGTTTGCTTACTACAATCCAAGACCAGTTCCGGCATTCCCGGTTCCTGCACCTTACCAGTACGGCAACTGCGGCACAGGCTGCGGATGCTAATTGAATAATGACATAAGGCAGCTTGTCGCATATCGACATGGTCAGCACTCCTCCGCTGATACTGCTTAGGTGGCGGGGTGTTGCCCTGCCACTTTTTATTTAATTAAAAGGAGCGTGAAAAAATGGCAGAATATACAAATTCTAATACAGTTCTAGTCGCCGCTGGCCAGAACCTTCCTCTTACAGAGACAGCGGTCAAAGGTGGATGCGGCATTGTTCACAGAGAGGGTGCCGGCATCGTAACACTAAGAGGCACGACGAATCAGTGTAAGGCCCGCTATAGAGTCAGCTTTGGCGGCAATATCGCTATACCTACAGGCGGCACAGTTGAAGCTATCTCTGTGGCTCTGGCGATTGACGGGGAGCCTCTTAATTCAGCAACTGCGATCGTCACACCGGCTGCTGTGAATAACTTTTTCAACGTCTATGTTGCAGCTTATATCGACGTCCCTAGAGGGTGCTGCGTGACAGTTGCGCTTGAAAATACATCTACAGAGGCTATTAATATCAGCAACGCAAACATGATTGTTGAACGTGTTGCGTAACGGAGGTGTGAAGAATGAACAAAAATACATTGTATGATTTGAAAGAAATGCTCTGCAAAGAGCTTGATGAGATTGCTAAGAAAGGCGAAATGAGTGCCGGAGACCTTGAGACAGTGCATAAGCTTACTGATACCGTCAAGAACATTGAAAAAATCATGTATATCGACGACAACGGTTATTCGATGGACGGCGATTGGAGATCATCCGGCACATATGCCCGTGATGGAATGCGAATGGACGACCGAGGCATGAGTTATGCGAACAGAGGACGTCACTATGTTCGAGGCCATTATTCCAGAGGAGATGGACGAGAAATGAGTAGATGCCGTGACTATCTATCTGATCAGATCAGAGATATGATGGACCGTGACGACCTTTCTCAGACCGATCGAGCGTCTTTGAAAAGGGCACTGGAAGAATTACAGGGATAGGCGGTGAAAGGCGTGGATTTGAACGAGATTAATGCTGAGATTGCGAAGCTTGAAGCGGGCGGCACAAATTATGCAGTCTGCGAAAAACTGGCGTGCCTCTATACGGTCCGTGACGGGCTTCAGAATAGAAGAGAGCCGGAGCGGGTACGAAAAGTAGAGGAATACAGCTATAGTGCTTCAAATCCGCGCCAGATAGTCGCAGGCGAGCCTCAGACTGAATTTGAACAGGCAGCTTACAGTGTGCCTGTAGATGCGCTTATATCCGTCATGGATGAGCACATGGAAGCGATACGGGCTATATACCCGAAAGAGTACACAGCTGTTGTAGAACGGCTGAAAAGTGAAAAAAGGGCGGGAGATTGATTCCCGCTCTTTCTTATTCGTTAAGCCCTAACAGCCTCTCGCATAAGCTTCCATACACCCTGAGTCATTACTTCTATAAGTTCGCCGTTTGATTCCTCAAGCTGGTTGTATCCCTCTTCGAAAGAATCTAAAAGACTGTCCACGAAATTCTGATCGGAGTAACTGAGAGTTTTATAATCCACCAGTTCCCCGTCGTGGTAAATTTCGATCACTTTCGAAGTGTCGATATAGTATTCTTCGCCTTCAAATTCTTCTCCTTCCCCATAAGTTTCTCTTTTAACAAGTTTGCTGTAATCCACCGGTTTTTCGGGTTCCAGTTCTTCGGACATTCTTTTTAATGCTTCAATCATTTTGTCATCTATTTGCATCTTTTCACCATTAGCCATTTTATTCACCCCATCCGTTAAGTGTGCAAGCGTTCCCCATTCCATCTTCCCAACCATCGCTGATTGGGTCAAAACCTGCATCCAATCTTTCGATACAGGCATTCATATCATCAACGGTCTCGGGATATACAGTACCAAGATAATTTCCTTTATACACTTTGAAGCAGTGTACGTCATTATCGTACTCGCCTTCGTATACTTCGATTCCATTCTCAAATTTCCATTCTTTCATTTCCTTCTCCTCCTTTTGTTTTCCTTCCTTAACTGTCTTTATTATAACATAGTGGACACCACTAGTCAAGCGCTTTTTTGTCCTTTTCTATGATTATTTTACCATCCTCTAAGGTCATCAAAACGCCTCTGTCTTTTTCGGTGATCCCAAGTGCCCTTACCATATCCACTGGGATGGAAACGCGGTAGTTTTTTGTGCCTTTGCCGGATGTCCCTCCGGCTTTATTTATCATTATATTTCTGTTTACTTTTACTTTCATCTTTTTTACCCTCATTATATTTTTTTCTCGCATTGTTCTCTTCGCTCCAGGATAGCAGTACCCAACCTTTGTATTGAGAATAGCCACGTTTTCTCTTTCCAAGAAAAGTTCTTTTTATATCTATAATCCCTCCAGAAAACCTGAGAGGTGATGACGGCAAGAGCTCCTCATTATCTCTTGCCCATTTTTTTAAATTGTCGATTTCATACACAACTCCTTCAGGCGATCGCATCACCCAGCTTTTTGCTTGTGTATTTGTATCGAATCGCCCACTATTTGGGCTTTTAGAAGCTGCTTCGTGAGCCAAAATGAGCCTTTTGGCTGACGATCTCGTTCTTCCGATTTCGGATCTTTCCAAATGCTCGCAAGCCTTACTACATGTTTTCTTCTCGGATGACGGGCTTGCGTAAAATTTTTTTCCACATACTACGCAAGTTTTCATATTTTTTATATATGAAACCCTGCATTCCTGGGAACAGTAGTATTTATTTCTTCCAGTATCTTTTCCGCAGTTTAAACATTTCATAATATATCCCCGGATTAAAATTCATAATTAGCTACGAACCATTTCATTGTTTCAAAAAAATCACCTTTTGAGAATTCACTTACAATCTGATTGTTGTTATTGCAGTTGATGTAACCAACAGTACGGTTTTTGTAATCAGATACATAAACTCTTTTGTGACCATATTTTTCCCACATTTTGAAAGTGAGATAGTTGCTTTCATCGTCATTGCTTGTTCCGCAATTTGGATTACATTCTCCGTTTGCGTCTACGATAGCAATTTCGGATGTTCCTTCAAATTTGATCATTGTATGCTTTGCTTCCTCCCATGCTTTTTTGAGGCCAGAAGAAATTGTCATACCCATTTTCTTAACCAGTTCCCAAGCTCTTTTCATGATTTTTGATAAATTGTATTTCATAATTTCTTCCTCCTTGATGTTGTCTTCCTTAACTGTCTTTATTGTACCATAGTGGACACCACTAGTCAAGAGATAAAATTAAAAAGTTTAAAAAATATAAAAATATATACATCATGAGCATGTAGATGAATCCGAATACTCATGATGTATATCTGAAAGCGTCAAATTAAAAGCTCTATATCGAGCGCGTATGATGGTTTTTCTTTTCTACCTAAAAATATATAATCTATCCTCTTCACAGCGTTTTTGAGAAGTATATTTTTCTCTTCCGCTGAAAGATCATCGTTCCTGAGGCCATCAACCGCAGCTCGTAATCTAATAACTTGATCGTTGTAATTTATACGCTTCGGCCGGTTCTTCTTTAATGTGTCTATCTTTTGACTCAGATCATTCATTTCCGCCCTGATAGAGCTGTTACGCTCTAAAAAAACCTCTTCCGAATAGATTCCCTTTTCAAGTAGGTCATATTGCTTCTTTTCTTGCTCTGCCATCGATTGTAGCTCATCTTCCATCCTCTGTATCTGCTTTGCGTAAATGCTGTCATCGTCCGAATCACTGCTGTTTGTTTTCGCTTCTAATTCTACAGAGATCGACTCAAGCGAATTGGAGACGTTCTTTATCGCGTCGTCTAGGTAGGCAGACTTTCCTCCACACCCTTTTGTCCTGCATTCTATACGGTCCTTTGTGTTTCCCTTGTAAGGGTGCCGTGTCATTGATCGGCCACATTCAGAACAGTATACCAGTCCGGACAGCGGGTTTTTGATCGCGTGATCTATGTGTGCACGAGGGTCGTTTTTGAGCATCTCCTGAACACCGTCATATACATATTCTTCTACAAGGCCCTTGTGTCTCCCTTTTACTAATACAACGTCTTCAGGGTCGGCCGTGCTTTTCTTTCTTACAAGATGCCCGTCTTCATACGAAAATTCGGTTTTTGTATACGCAAAACGGACGTATCCTTTGTAGTGAGGATTCTGAAGAATGAAGCGCACAGAAGAACGTTCCCATTTTTTGCCCCTTGGTGGTTTGACGTTTATGCTGTTTAGATAGAACGCAATTCGTCCCAGACTTTTGCGTTCAAAAAATTTCATCTCAAAAATTTTCGTTACAACCCAACCGAACTCACCGGCTTCCAGCGTCGGGCCGATTTCGTCATTCACCTTTTCGTAACCGTACGGCGGTATGCTGCCAATAAAATTCCCCTTCTGAGCCGACAGGACTCGACCTCTCCAAAGAATCTCCTTTGTATACTCAAGATAGTCGTTCCCTCGCATTAGTTCCTGTTCAAAAAATTTGCGCTGCATCTTGTTCGACAGGTCGTATTCCATCTGAAGCGTTATAATGCGCGTGTTCGAATACCTGAAAGCGTTTTCGACCTTTCCACAGTCTTCCAGATCGCCTCTTGTGAGTCGCTGCGGTTCGACAGTAAGAACAGCCTTAACGTTGTCAGATTCGATGATCCGCAGCAGCTCTATCATCTTCGGACGTTCAATGATAGTTTCGCCGGATACGACTTCGCGAAGAATGTGATCTTCGCGGATGCGATAGCCGAGCTTTTTCAGTGCCAGTTCCTGAAGCATTGTTTCATGCCTGGCAAGTACATCCTCTACAGATTCAAGAGGACTGTCAGCTCGACTTTTTCTTAGATAGATATAATATTCGTACATTTTATTTTTCCTCTTTTTTGTTGTAATTTTTAATTTTCACAGTATAATAGAAATTGAGGTAAGTTTCATCTTCCCTCTTATTGCAATCAAATACATTAGCTACATGCTTATTTTTCGTACATTTTATGTCATGTAGAAACGCCTTTCGATAAAAGCCCCGGCGCCAAACGGGGCTTTTATTTTTGCCCTTTTTCATCACTCTCGTTTGGCAGCACAATTGTGTAACACCCTTTTCCGTCAATAACTGCCTGCCGTCCCCGCTTGATCGCAAGATTCAGAAGGCTCATGTTCGGTTGCACGTGTGCCGGATTGTTCAAGATGTCTTTCGATTCTGACACTTCATAACTTATCGCTATGCTTGCGGCGATGTTTAACCTGTATTCCAACGGTGTCTGCAAGTAGGCCGTCAGCATTTCTAAGATACAGATCGGGGACGATCCGTGGCAGCCTTGCAGGATGTATAGAAGTTTCCGTTTCTGATCCCCAGTTAGATTAGATACAAGCGTCAGAAGCGCAAACCCGACATCCTTTTCATTCGCACCGGGTTCGATCCGATCAAATTCGTACGGATAGAGAAGCTTTAAATAATACGGCATCGGCTGGACACCGAGAACCAGGAACCATTCAAAACCCATTTGCTGAGACGGGCAAGACGTCCCGTTCTCCCAGTTCTGGACCGTCTTTTTACTTACTCCCAGAGCCTTGGCCATGTAGTCTTGACTCTTTCCAGCCGCTTCCCTTGATGTCCTCCACATTTTTGCGAATCTTTCCGAAATGTCATATTTTTTCATATTAAAAGCACTTCCTTAAACTGTCATATTTCGGCGTAAATTATTTCCCTCTTTTTTGCGTTAAATTGATAATTATGCAAAAAATACTGATTTGATAGAATATAAGCGTAACTAATATATAAAAACGTTAAAAATGATTGGGATGGTGCACATGAACAAGAAGAAGCAGATCAGGGAGATTGAGCAGATGCTCCTTGATGCGGACTGTGACACCGTAACGGCTGTTCACAGTGTATTGTCGAGGCTCAGGAAGCCTCGAGACGAGCGAACGTGTTGGTTTGTTAAGCTTGCGGGCAAAATTGGCAAGCGATTCAGAAAGCGGGATAGTATATGAGTAACGATGACCTAAAAATGTACATTAAGAAGCACATTGACGAGATAGAAGACAGCTCGCTGCTGCTTTTCATCTACAAGTTAATAATCAACTTGATTTAAAAGCAACAAGGCCCCTCACGAACTGTGAGAGGCCTTTTGTCTAGCTGTAATACCTCAATGCTGTTACTCTTCGATTGTGATTAACTGTGTATCTTTTGCACCGTCGAAAGAAATCCAATCAGATACTTCAATGTCTACGTCACTTGTATCCTGCAACTCGAACGGTTCGCAAACGTCAATAGATCCTCCTGGCTGAATATCCTTCATATAATTTTCATATTCAGGAATTTCATAGTCTATATAAGCCAATTCGTTTTCTACACCGTTCTGGAAGCACTGAATCTGCGCTGAAGCCATAGCGCTTGTGTTTTCGTCGCCGTTATTCGTGAATGTGTAATAATACAGAAGACATGGATTTCCGTCCATATCCTTTTTGATCTCATGCTTCGAATATGTGATGACATATTTGTCTGTTTCAAAATTGATAGTGCCGTCATCGGCTGCTTCTGTCTCAGGAGCTTCTGTGGTAGCCTCCTCTGTTGTTGCGGGAGCTTCTGTTGCTGCCTCAGTTGCGGCTGGTGCCTGCGTTTCTTTTGGTGCATCTGATGAGCTGCCGCACGCCATGATAGACATAGACATAGCAGCAACCATCATTGCTACAGTGATTTTCTTTTTCATGTTCCCTCTACTTCCTTTCTTTTATATATCAGAAATAGCCCCGGATTGTTCCGGGGTTCCCGAATATTCGAATATCATTCTCCTGACGTTGCCGCTTCAGCAAGCCTCTTTACGAAGCTAGCGAACGCTATCAACTGTTCGTCTGTCATCTTCTCCATCGATCGACAAAGCTCTAAAGACATCTTATATCTTATAGAACCTTTGTCTTTATAGAGCCGTCCGACAAGCTCCGCCAGTTCGTCCTCAGAACCTTTTATATAAGGTTCGCCTTCTCCCGTCCTGAGCCAATGCTCATTCACGGAGAATTCTCTACAAATGGCATAAGTCATTTGGTCGGTGAGTACAACTTGACCTTTTTCAATTTTTGAAATCGCTGCTCTTCTAACACCTAGTTGTTCACCAAATTTTTCAAGTGTCAAGTTAAGACCCTTGCGGATTTCTTTTACCCGCTCGCCTTGTGTCAAGCTTTCCACCTCCTTCTGATATTATAATACATCATCATGATACAAAAGTCAATAAAAAAGTATCTTAAAGATTCAAAAAACTATTGACTTTGTATCTTAAAGATGCTAATATGTATCCATAAGATACAAACACGCCACAAGGAGGAAATAAAAAATGACAGTAGCATAAATCAAAGCAAGAAACATGATTAAGGAAAAGAGCACAGAGCAATTGCTCGATCTGTGGATGAGCTTGAGGCCAGAAACCCAGACGGGTTTGACAAATGGCTTGACACTGACGAATGCAAGGACGAAGAGTTGGCACAGTACATTTTGAATAAATAGAGATAAGGGAGGCGAAAGCCTCCCGGAAAGGAAGGAAAGAATGAAACGAGAATATATGACAGACGAACAGGTTGAACAGGAAATTGAGAGGTTACTGGAATCGGATCATGTGAAGCTTTCAAAGCATGAGCAGCAGGTGAAGAATCGCCGCAGGCAGTACATGTATCAGCTCAGATGGCACGAGAAGCGAGGCCGAGAGCTTCTGGCATCAGGTATTACAGAAGAAGTATTAAACCGGATGGAGAAGGAATTGGAAGAGGAATGACCACCCGGCACTGATGATGGCGGGTCAGAAAGGAGAAAACATGAAGACATCTAAGGAAGAATGTTATGAAATGATTCGCAACGCTTTTGAATGTTCGAGGGATTACCTTTATAAAGGCAAATACAAAGACGCCTATTTCCAGTTGGGGCTTGCAAGAGGAATCATTATCGTTATGAGTTCAGAGGGAGTGATTACGCAAGAAGAATTTAATAAGCTTTTGAAAGCCACATTTGACATTGAAAGATGCGCAGACGCATACGCAGAAGCATTGAAAGCGTTGGAGGAATAAAGATGGTATTTAAAATCTTATGTTTTGCCATGGAGCTGTACTGGTGGTTTAAATTCAATCAGGCAACAAAAGAACACAATAATACTAATCAGATTGAATATGGAGTTTGGTGACTCTCAATGCTTATATTGCTTTTAAGATAACCATACCGGCGTCGGTTAAGCCGTAGCGTCAAAGCAAGCGCCGGATTTAAAAATATAAGAAAGGGTGGGTCTTTGAATGGCTGAGAAAATAACAAAATTTGAGCGCCATCGTATTTACGATGACATTCTGAATGAATGTGATAAGGTCGATGACATAACCTATCTTTACAAGTTGCAAGGAGCTGCAGCAATGATTGGAATAATTTCAGAATTCGCAAAGTCAGAACATAAAGAGCAGAAAGAAAGAGGTGCATAAGAATTTAATTTTTGCAGTTACGGTACATCAATTAACAGTATAACTGTTAATAACAATAAACGAAAGGAGATAAAAAGATGAAGCTCAGTAGAGACAAAGTCAGAATTTCTATGATTAGAAAGAAGATGACCATTGACGAGCTGGCGAAGACTTACGGCTGTTCAAGAAGCCGAATTTATGTGCTTCTGAACAGTCAGAACATAAGACAGAGCAGCGCCGAAAAATTTGCAAAGGCGCTCGGATGCGAAACAGTAGATATTATTGAGGAAGCATAGCATGAACGAGATTGTGAAAGTCAATTACGACAACGAACAGCCGACCGTGTCGGCGAGAGAGCTGCATAACGGATTAGAAGTGTCTGAACGTTTTCAGTCATGGTTCAATCGTCAGTTGCAGTACGGTTTTGAGGAAAATTCCGATTATGTAGGGCGTAAAGAATTTAACACCCTAGCAAAACAGGAGTTGCAGGACTATCAAATTTCTATCGACATGGCAAAGCAGATTTGTATGCTTCAGCGGTCGGATAAAGGAAGACAGTATAGACAATATTTTCTTGACCTTGAAAAAGCATGGAACACACCGGAACAGGTGATGGCAAGAGCTTTAAAGCTTGCTGACAAAGAGATTGACCGTCTGAAAGCAGATAACAAGGTTCTTCTTGAGGATACAGCCAGAATGAAGCCGAAGGAAATCTTCGCTGATGCTGTGGCCGCAAGCAGCACAGCGATTCTGATCGGAGAGCTTGCGAAGCTGCTTAGACAGAACGGCATCGACATTGGACAGAACAGACTGTTTGATTGGATGAGAAAAAATGGCTATCTGATCCGGCAGAAAGGCAGCGCTTACAATACGCCGACACAGCGAAGCGCCGACCTTGGCATCCTGACAACAAAAGAGACTGTGATCGTCCGTTCGGATGGATCTACAGAAGTCAAAAAGACAGTCAAAGTCACAGGAAAAGGGCAGCAGTATTTCATCAATAAGTTTTTGAAGGCTGCCAGCTGATCGGAAGGATGGTGAGCGCATGAAGAGGAGGTGATAATATGCGGATTAACCGAAAAAAATATGAGTTAGCTATGGCCAGAGCATGCAAGGAAAGAAAAGACCTTATAGCAGCAGGGATTCCAGTCGGTACTTTGACTAGAATTTATAGTAGCGAATTGAAGCCGGTTTCAGTTGGCAGAATCGCCAAGGCGTTGGGGTGCGATGTAACAGACATCATCGACTAAACCGGTGAATGGTTGGGCGATACGAAAGAGCGAAAAGGAAGCAGCACACTAACGACAGTTTGCAGTTCCGGCATACAAAAAAACTGCTACCATCGAGAAAAGGAGAAACGAGCAATGAAAAGAAAAGGAAACGATGACGAGCTGTATCTCGCAAACGTGCTTCATTTCGAAACCTGTACGGTCTATCTCTATAGGCCGATACTGACACCAGAAGAGAGGGAGCGCCGGTATGAAAATATTCGCAGGGCACTGCGGAGAATAGGGCCGTCGCTTATTGCAGCAGAAGAAAGAAGAAAGAAAAAGGAGATGGAGAAAAATGAGCAGGTTGCAAATTCCTGAGTGGGAGAAGAGAGAAAAGACGATCTATGTCGAATGTGAAGAGGTTGACGATCGCCCGGCTATAAGCCCGATCAAAGTGGCAGCGTGTGAAGCAGCGTGTGGCATGCATCTGCTGGCGTTCCTCGCATCGGCTTGTATCTTCGTGAATACGAGCTTTAACATCTCAACACTGTTATTCACTTTGTATTGTGCCTTTGGGGCGTTCTGGTTCGGATCAGTCGCAAGCAGCATTGGAGGTCTGGATGAGGAATAGAAGAAATGACGAGTGGTTTTGTATAACCATTACGAAAATATTCGTATCGGTTCCCGTGATCGGGGCTGAATGGATGATCGTAAAAGCGTGGACGTTTCTTTTGAACGTTCTTCAGGCGTGGTTTTTCAAGGTTATCATATCCATTCCGGCGTTTATATTATTTTTATCACTTGCCATCATTTTATTCGAGGTATGGCGCGGTGATTTCACAGATTACTATTAACATTTATCAATTGAGGAGGAAACAAAATGGTTATCAAAAACGAAAAGGCCAACTGGTCCGCCAACCAGTCAGCCAAATACGAAAACAAATTTCAAAATGATTATACCACAAAAATCATGCCTGTCAAAGAGTGCGAAGCGTACGATTATTTTATTCCGGTGCCGGTTAGTGTATATAACGAGGGCATCCGGTCACTTGCAACACTGGAAAATATAACAGCCATTGTTGCCGGTAATGACGACACTTATGTTGATACAGCACTTTTGCGAGATTTGCTCGGCCTTGGCAGAAAGAAAGATAAAAGATAATGGTTAAGCTTACGATATTAAAAAACCGTGAGGAATGGCTGAAAGCCAGGACAAGAATCGGTGGCTCGGATGCTTCAGCGGTTGTCGGAAAAAATCCATACAGGAGCAACGTCGATCTGTGGCTTGAGAAGACGGGTCAGACAATTGCAGAGGATATTTCTGATAAGCCATATGTCAAGTATGGAACAGATTCAGAACCCCATCTGCGGGCTTTGTTCGCTCTTGATTTTCCTGAGTACAGAGTAGGCTACAAAGAAAACAACATGTTCACCAACGATAAATATCCGTGGGCTCATGCGTCTTTGGACGGTTGGTTATCTGACCAGGACGGACACATGGGAATTCTTGAGATCAAGACCACAGAAATCCTGCAATCTATGCAGAGAGAAAAGTGGAATCGCAGGATCCCGGATAATTATTACATACAAATATTGCATTACCTGATGGTCACGGAATTTGATTTTGTGGTGCTTGTTGCGCAATTAAAGTCAGAATTCAACGGTGAAATATATAAGCAGGTTAAACATTACAAAATTGAACGGCGTGACGTTGTGGGAGATATTGAATATCTTCGGGATGCAGAAGAAAAATTTTGGCAGATGGTCCAGGACGGACGCAAACCCAACACAGTATTACCAGAAATTTAAGGAGGAAAACAATGGAATTAGTAATTTATTCGCCGATAGAGGAGCTTTTTAAGAAGCCTATCGAATGGAACCATGAGGATTTGAAGAAGTATGCCACTGAGAAAGCTGAGTATTACAAGAATACGGCCTATACAGACGATCAGGGACGCATGTTGAAATCTGACCGAGCAACAGTCAACAAGCTGGTACAAGCGTTGGAAGCAAAAGACAGAGAGGTCAAAAAGCTGTGCCTTACTCCATATGAGAAATTCCATAAGGAAATCAAAGAGAGTGTTGATATCCTGAAAGAGCCGATTGCCCTGATGGATACACAGATCAGCAGCATGGAAGAAGAACGGCGCAGCAAAAAGATGGAGGAAGTCCAGAAAATCTGGGATGCAGCAGAGCGTCCAGATTGGCTCAGATTAGAGCAGATTTTCGACCAGAGATGGCTGAATGTAACTGTGAGCTTAAAAGCTGTATCTGAGGCTATCGGACATGCTATTGAAAGCGTTGAGAAAGACTGCATGACACTTGACAGCCTGCCGGAATATTCTTTTGAAGCAAATGAAGCTTACAGAAGAACCCTTGACCTGAATTATGCGCTCAAGGAAGGTCAGAGACTTGTCGCCCTTCAGAAGCAGAAAGCAGAACAGGAAGCAGCTCGCAGGGCACAGGAAGAAGCACGCAGCGTGCAGGAGCATCCAAAAGTACAGCAGTTGGAAAATATCCGAGTTCCTGATGAAGAAAGAACATGGGTCAACTTCAGTGCTTACCTTACGGTAGAGGATGCGAAAGCGTTAAAAGTATTCTTCAATTCACGTAACATTCAGTTTAAAGCAGTAGAGGAAAATTAGAAAGAAATAGGTGAATAACATGGCAGTAAATAACAGATTAGCAGCAAAGACAGCAAAAAACAGCAACGCAGTTGAGTATGAAGCAGGAGGCATGAAGGTCAGACTGACACCGGAGATTGTCAGAAAATATCTGGTAAGCGGTAACAAAGAGGACGTATCCATGCAGGAATTGGCTATGTTCATGAATCTCTGCAAGTACAGCCAGCTCAATCCGTGGGCAAAAGAAGCGTACTGCATCAAGTACGGCTCTGAACCAGCAGCGATGGTTGTAGGTAAAGAAGCCTTCCAGAAGAGAGCCGAAGCCAATCCGAACTATGATGGCTCTGAAGCTGGCATTGTTGTTCTGGATGAATCCGGAGAAATTGTTTACAGGAAAGGTACGATCAAGCTTCCTGGCGATGAAATCGTTGGTGGCTATGCGGAAGTTTGGAGAAAAGACCGTACACACAGTACACGAATCGAAGTGAGCTTGGATGAATACGCCGGCAGAAAGAAAGACGGTTCACTGAATAGTCAGTGGTCAAAAAGGCCGGCCACAATGATTAGAAAAGTTGCTCTGGTGCAAGCTCTCAGAGAAACATTCCCATCAGCTTTCGGTGGTATGTATACAGCAGAAGAACAGGGAACAGAGGAGCCAGAAGCATATGCTATGACTCCACCAGTAGAGGAAGCAGCCGCTGTGCAAGCTCAGGTGCAGGCAGAAACTGAAAAGGCAGAGCAGATTGAGCAGAAGCACGAAATCAACGCAGCAGGAGCTGTTGTGGACGCCAAAGAGGCATTATTTAGCTAGACTGTCAATGCATGCGGCGCTGTTTGGAAATAATTAATTTCAGGAGGAATAAGAAAGAATGAAAGGCTACAAAGGATTTGGAAAAGGTCTTATATGCAAAGGAAAACAATATGCAGAGAATACTGTTTTTGAAGAAGAAGAATCCGCGATTTGTAAAAAGGGGATGCATTTTTGCAAAAATCCGTTTGACGTTCTTGATTATTATGGATTCGTTGACGAAAACGGTCATATGAACGAGTTTGCGGAAGTTGAAGCTCTTGCTGAGACAGATACAAACGATGATAAAAAGTATTGCACGACCAAACTGAAGGTAGGTGCAAAGCTGTCGTTTGCCGGATTTGTTAAGACGTGCGTTGATTTTGTTCTCGAAAAAACGACGGTAGAGATGGGAGGTGCCGACGAAAATAAGATTGGGTCTTCCGGGAACTCTGCGAAGATTGGGTCTTCCGGTTACTATGCGCAGATTGGGTCTTCCGGTGACTCTGCGCAGATTGGGTCTTCCGGTTACTATGCGCAGATTGGGTCTTCCGGGAACTCTGCGAAGATTGGGTCTTCCGGTTACTATGCGCAGATTGGGTTTTCCGGTGACTCTGCGCAGATTGGGTCTTCCGGGAACTCTGCGAAGATTGGGTCTTCCGGGAACTCTGCGA